GTGCAAAGTCTTTACTTCGTATGCATCTTCCGCGAATGTTTGTGAGAACGACACTTCAGGAGTCGTTTTAATTAAATAACGACTCCCATTGTGTACGATGTGTACACTACTCTCTCGAAGTAGATTGTACGTTGCCATTGTTATACAGTAAGGTCTGTTGCGTATGCAGAATCTGAGTGAGTTGTTAAACCTTTATATTTAACTGTCATCTCATCACCTGTTGATAAGTTACTACCTTGAGCAGCAAACTCAACAGTAGAAGATATAATATCAGCAGTTTCAATTGACGGTATCTGGAAATGCGCTACTGGTAGATCAAATTCTACCAATGGTGTTCCTCCGGAAGCTCCGCCCATGAATAAACTCATATTAAACTTGGTATTAACTAAATTTGTAGCTTTTGTTAAGTCAGAAAGCAACTCGTTAGAGCCGTCTGCTTTAGTATCTAAGTACATAGTTAAAGAACCACTTACTTGTCTTGACCCTGAGAAAGAACCAATTGGAGTATCAACAACTCCTAAAGTTTCTGGGGTTACATAAGTAATATTATTAGCAATGGTTAATGAACCACCAGTAATATTAATTGCATAAGTTTTTGTTCCGCCACCGTCAATATCTAATACTTCTGCAGCGCCTGAGCCTGTTGTAGCATGAGATAGACTTAAAGTAGATAACTTATTTCTTAAGTAATCAGCATCCGCAGTACCTGTAGTATCAACAAAGTTGAAACCTTCAGTATAAGGAAGAGCTGTATATGCTGCATCTGTACTACCGTCTGTTTCTAATGCTTTTGTAGGGTCTTCTATAGCTGTTGTTACTTGGTCAATAGTTGTTGCATTACCTGACCACGCGATGGTAGCAATACCATCAATTGCAAAGTCAATTTCTGCTTGGTTTACTTGACACTCATTTAGTCTGTAAGTTGTATTCTCTAATGCAAAGAATATTGAAAGTTTCAATAATTCATGATGGTCTGATCTTACGAAAGACACATCTGCATCTGTACCGTCACATGTTACAGCTGGAACCAAATTTCCAGATTCACTGATGCCTGTAATATTCTTTCCTGCAATAGCAGCCCATAAAATGTTTTCACACATATCCATATCATCCACTGATCTTATACTATTAGCACCGTGTTTGAAAGGTCTTACATATGTTGAGAGTGACCACTCAGCTGGAGCCAATGAATCATTGAATCTTTTTGAGCCTCTGCTTGGGGTTGCACCCGCTTCATTAATTGTTACGTCAGTAGATTCTGAACTCTGTGAGAAACTATAACCGTCTAATACTCCCAATTTGAAAGTGTTTGCGGCTGCACCATTACCTTTAAAAAGTCCTGTTCCAATTCTTCCGCCTTCTGCAGTTGTAGAGGTAATACCATCTACATCACAAGCGAAACTTGAACCTGAACCTGTTGTAGCACTCTGTGATAGAGTAGCTCCATCTGTAAGTCCTGTTCCTCTAAAGTTGTTAGGAATTATAACATGCGTTACAACTCCACTGTTTACAGTTTTTACAACTACCTTAACGCCACCACTTAAAGTAATTACGTCTCCTACTGCGTGTCCTGTACCTCCAGATATCCCATCAACACTTATTAAGGAGCCTCCACTTGCGTGAACTCCATTTGCGGCTGATACAAATACCTTGGTATTTCTTGATAGATTTAAAGCCATTTTGCTTATCTCCTATAATTTATAATGGAAAGGGTTTAGCGAGAATTTTCTGCTTTACCTGTTTCCTAATATCGTACTTCGATTACCATTTCACCTATACCTAACGGAGCTATTGCCCCTTCATCTGTTCCTATTGATTGAATATTTGCAGATGTAGTTGATAGGTGTGGTGATACAGTATCATCATACACCAGTATATCATTATCGTCTACAACTCTTTCGATGTCTTCAAGTACTAATGATAAAATTTCTTGAGGGTCATTTGCATCATTTACATATGCCCTGATTGTTATCGTTAAAAATCTCCATTTAAATCCTCCAGGCTGATATTGTCGTATCTCATCCCCAGCTATAACACATACTTTTGGGTATTGTTGAATCTCATCTAAAAATACTAAGTGTGAGTCAGCATTTTGATAGAGATTTGAATTAAACGGATAATTTCCATCAATTTCTTTTAATTTTTCTACAAGAGCTTCGGCTATCTTTTTTCTTTGTGTTCTATATGCCATTATACTCTCCTAAGTGTAAATTTTCTTTCGGTCATTTCCATTGCTAATTTTCTTATACTTTTTGTTATAAGAGGCTTTGGATTATACCCTGCCGGCCACCTTGTTGGGTTTTCAAAGGTTGAATAAACTCCTGTCTTATTCTTGCTTTGACCTCCTCCTGTTAGAGTATATGAATATTGTCCTGTTAGTGTTTTTCCTGTATCGCTTAAATTTAATAATTTTACACTATTCGAGAATTGACCTGTTCTATTAATCAATGCAGGTCTTCCCATATTCCTTCTAACCTCTGCAGGTAGTCGTCTATTAATTCTGTTCTTTATTGCATTAAGTTCTTTTTGACTTCCTGCAGTATTTAAATCTTTGCTACTATTAACACTTTTACTTGCTAACAATGCTGCTGCTTTTTCAAGTTTCTGCGCAGTGTCTGCTGCTGCTTTTCCTCCTGATCGAGCTTTTTCTGTTATAGTCTTTGTTTCAGGTTTCTTAAACGTTTTTGAAACTTTACCTTTTGACTTCTTTTTATACTTTCTTGTTTTCTTGCCCGCCGCTGCTTTGACTAGTTGGTTTCCAAGTTCGTCTTCTATACTCTTAGAACCTGTTAGAGTTAATACTCCAGCATTTTCTATTGCTTTTGTAAGTTCATTAGTAAGTATTTGTTCAACATTACCTGTTACTAAAGCTTTTCTCAGTCCTCCCAACTTAAGTTGTTTTGGTGCTTTTTCTCCTATGTTTAAACCTTTGGTTTCCATAGTGTAAGTAGCTAAAGTTCCGTCATTAATCTTAATATCTAATTCTTTTAAATGAGAAATATCTATATGATTGTTCTTTGACATTGCTTTTAAAGCTTTTGTTATAGCTTTGTTATCAAGGTCATACTTTTTTTCTGCTTGAGAAATTACATGTCCTACAGCTCTTAGTTTTCTTAGTCTGCCTAGTAATACTTCGTTTTTTCTCCAAAACTCTGTATTTGCTTCTCCTTTTGCTGCAACTTCTATTTGAGCATCTTGGATAGCCATAATTGTTAAAGAAATAGAAACGTTTATAGGTTCCATTGTCTTATGTCCAACATTCCAAGTAGTGGGCAAACTACGTCCTACTTTCCTTAAATGTCCAGCTAACTGTTTTAATGCACTACTAAACTGTTGTTGGGTCTTTTTACCTCCAAAGGCTGACCATGCTTGTAGTACTTCAGGGTCTCCCCATAATCCTGCACTAGTAATTGCGTCATTTAATTCTCTAAAAAACTCTGAACTATTTGTAATAGTACCTAACTGTACATTCCTTAGTTCTTGTCCTAAACTTGTAGCACTTTTCTCTAAATCTTCAGCTTGTTTTTTTACTAAAGATTGATAAGATATTCCAGTACTTGGACTACTTGGTAGTCGAGTAAATTTAAACTTACTCATTACTTATGTATCTTATAAAAATCCAATATACGTTTAATATGGTCTGGAAACCCTATGTTCTCTCTTAAACTTGTAGATACAGGATTTTGTATCTGTGCGCCCGCTATACTTAAGTTTGCTTTTCTTTCATCTTTTAAATAGTACTTAACTAAATCAAAACACGCTAATTTTAAATCTTCTGGTGTTGCCGCATACCCTGAAGTATAAATAACCTTTACTGCTTTTCTACCTTGCGGAAAGTGTGCATCACTTGTTGCAGTTGTTCTGAAAATGGTATCGAGTCCTTCATCGACTACGTATTCGTACTTACCACTACTGTCAGAATTCTCTGTTATTAAAGTCGTATATGAGTCTGATTGACCTTTCCTTTCAGAAACTGAAGTCACGCTCACTACCGGACTTTCATCGAGTATTATTGCATTTGTGTATTTATCCTTAATATCGTAATATTCGGTTTTTGCACTTGAATAATAATCTATAAAACTTGTGCCACAGTATGTCTTTACTGTTTGGCTGATAGCTGGTATAATAGCATTAATTTTTGCGTCTTCGGAAACCCCGGTGAGTCCCGCGAATTCTTTATATTGTGCTAATGTTATTAAATTTGCCATAATTAAAAAGTGGGAGTGTTAGGTACACTCCCAGAAACCATTTCCTGTTAAGAATTAATTCTTACGATCCGCTATACTGGTAAGCCCACTTAGAAGTAGCACCGTCAATTAAGTCAGTGAATCCTAATCTCTGAGAAGCAACAAGTACTCTTCTTTGATTAATAACTTCATAGTCAGATTCTACAGTAACGCCTCTTA